GAGCATCAAAGGTTCCATTATCAATTCTAACTTTATCAGATACCATTCCTGAACCCACTGTATCAGGAGTAGTTAAGTGATGGGTTTCTTCTAAAGAAACGTATTTACCCGGGCTAATTTTGAAAAGAGTACCATTATAACCACTATTAATTAAATTAGGGTTAGGGGCTTTATTTATATTATCCGTAAGATCTAAATTTACTCCTAAAGAATCTCCAGGTGTATATAAATCAGAACCTAAAGGTATTCTTGCTACTAATGTTTCATAACTAGAACTTATTGTATTACCATTATAATTAAATGGTGATAATGATTGTGTTACTATAGTTTTTTCTGTAAGGAGTTCATCCCAAAGTCTAAATTCTTGAAATGATCCTGTAACTGTGTGGGTATTACCAGCGCCAAAATCTAAAGTATTACTTTCGGGTTGAACAAAGATTTGGCTTCCTGTAAAATCTAAATCTGAAAAATATTCAGGCGCATTTAAACTACAAGTAACTACATAGGTGTTTTTATTAAAAGTAGTGTTTGTAGCATATGCTTTTATGTTATTGCTTGATCCACTGTCTAAGGTTAAAGAAATATTCCAAACATCCCCATTAAAAAATGGAACTAATTCACTCGCAATTACTTTGTTTTGAGTTATATCGTTTTCAACACTACTACCCGTTACTAGTATTAAATGGGCAAAAGAACCACTATCTGCTTTAGAGGTATCTAAACTTTGGGATATTAAAACACCTAAATCTGGGAGGGTGGCACCATTTTGGTGTGATAAAGTAAATATAGGTTGTAGTTGAGTTTTATTGTTAGAATCAGGTAAATATCTTACCTGTAAAGAAGTAGGAGTGTTTGTATTAGTTCTTAATCTTGTACTTCCTTTAACGAAGGGACTAATAATTCGCACCAAACTTGAATAACTAGAGTTGGTTTTGTTGCCAATTCTATTGACCATTTTGCTTTCTTTCTGATAACTAAATGTTCTAAATCCTGTTTTATTTACTAGGGGACCACCATATTCTTTAACATGTAATACTGTTTCTGGAATGCCATAACAAGCAATAAGTGCTTTTAACCCACGTTCAGTACCTTTGGTTTTTAAAAGGTAAGATGAATTATGGTATAACCTTTTCCAAATTTCTTTTGCAATGTCACCCTTAGGAATAGGTGCATTAGAAGCAGAAATTAAAGTTGACCCATCAGTGGGGTTATATTCGAATGTTTCTGTTCCATCATCACCGATAAGATACTCATATAAAGAAGCATTAGAAAATTGATCATATGCACTAATACCCCTTGAAGTTAATTGATTTAATACTAAATCTTTAGAAATACCATCTTTTAATCCACTGTATGCTTCATTAATATCTGTAATACTATCCATGTAAGCCCAAATACCATCAAAATGTTGAGCTATCATTTCAACAAATAAAATATATTTATCGTTTTGGGGGTTATCTTTAATATGAGGCGGTATAGTATTTACTAAATTATATTGATTACAATCATCGTATTTAGATGCGCTAAGCATCTGCCCACCATAATAAGCACTATTATATTCATCTATAGGAGCACCAAACCAAGATACAGCATCTGCTGATTCAGTTTTAGCATTTATAAAAGGTAAACTATCATTAGTTTTAGGCCATGCAAATGCTCCTGATTCATAGTATAAATATCTTTCATAATAATCAAAGCTTTGTAATAATTTATTTTCTTTAGCTTCTAAAATACTACGATTTTCAGTAATAAAATTAGATGAACTTACACTACCAGTAATATTATTTAATTGTGCTAAAGAACTAGAATATGATTGTAATAACCCTAATTTATATTTAAAATTTTGTAATCGTTCAGTAGCTGAACTAAAGTGTATAAAATTTTCAAAATGGTATCCCGAAGGGGTATCTATATTATCAAATTCTAAGTCTATTTGAACACTACTACCACTTAATAATCCTTGAATATTATTAAAACTTGAACTAGCAGCTCCGTTAGTTAATATTTGGTCAAAGGTTTTATAGCCACTAGGGACAGTAAATATATCCTCATTAGATAATGTAAAATTAGGGGCTCCTATATCAATACCAATATCAGTTCCTGTTTGGGTATTATTTGTTTGAACTGTAACTTCTAAAGGGTTAATTATTTCTTCAAATACTCTAAAACGACTGTTAATTCCTAAGTTACCTGGAAGTGGGTTATATAATTTAATTAAACCTGTACCATCTTTATCTAAAGAAGCATTTAGTGCTAATAATGTGGTTCCTCTCCCGAATGTAAGATTTATATCTTTTATAAAGTTAGATTGATTTAATACTCTAGATAAATCATTTATAGCTCGGGTGAAACTATTTGAATTTAATGTATCTGATTTAATTCTAATTTCTCTTCTAGAAGGTGAAATTTCAGAAATATAAAATAATTTTTTAAGGCCTTTAGTTAAAATTCTTCTTTGAAAAGAAAAATTCATCACATATGTACCTGAATTATAACCATAGTCTTGTAAAACTTGTTCAAAATCTATATCAATAGAGGTAATTTTAGATTTATCTGTAGTTGTGCTTGGGGTATCGTAGTAGGGTGTATAATCGTTAAAAAATTCATCTATGAGTAAGATTTGACCATTTTGATCAAAAATAGTCATTTCTATAGAATCATTACTTTGTCCAAAACTTCTAATTAAAGTTTTACTTGAAAGTTGATTTATATCCTGATCATTAATACTTTCTATAGTTTGTGTTTCTATAATTGCCATGTCTTAACTTTATAATTTCCACGCATTAGTAATAACTTCATAGGCGTTAGACGATATTTTAAGTACTGTTGCGTCTACTAAGGCTCTTAAATCTGCTTTTTTATTATTTGTACTCCCTCCTACATTATTTATATCAGTTTTCCATTGACTAGCAGGACGAGCTGCGTTTCCTCCGGCAGATCCTGCTTTATTTAAATCATCTTTAACATTTTCAAAATAGCTATCTCTGTCACTATTAAGTTGGGGTCTATAAGTTTCTATATTGGTTTTTAACCATGATAGTTTAATGATAGGGTCTTCTATACTACCATAAGTTGCTAACCAGTTAGCCTCTTGAGATTGTTCTGCTATTTCTTCCTGTTCAATATTAAGTTGAAGATCTGTTAGTTCAGTTTGTATTGCTAATAATTGTTCGTTTAAAGATTGTATTTCTAAATCCCTAGCATCAATTATAGATTGTAATGGGTTTTCATAATTATCTAAATAATCTAAACTAGTTTGTACTATAGTAGTATGTGAGTTTTCTCCCTCTTTAGGAATATCAAAAAATACTTCATTATATAAGTCAAAAAACTGCTGAATGTTAACTGTAGGGGTGGTTGATAATAACTCGTTAAAACCTAAATCTATTTTATCTCTAAATTCTTTTAAAGAATATACAATTTTATTAAAATTAATGTCACCTTCGTATTTATCAGGAATTGGGTTTTCCTCATCCTGGATAATAATAGGGGTTTCAGGTACAGGACTTACTTGGGGTCTTCCTTTATTTATTTGGGTATTTCCATACCTAGGTGATGTTGGGGGAGGTGCAGCAGCCATTACGATTTAACTATTTTAAAGTAACAATTTTCATCATATACCCTTATACCATCATTATTTTCATGTTTAAATAAGAGTTTATAATATCTTTCTTCTTGTAACCCATTCATATATAATTTAAAGTACATACCTTCAGAATCAGCACTTAGTTTAGATGTAGGGCCAAAAGGGATAACAGTTTCTTCAGTAGCATAGTCAACTAATGAATAAAAAGATTTACTAGTAAAGTATTTTACATCTAAAAAGTTAGAAGAAGTAACAAATCTACGGGTAGGATATAATTCTCTTACATTAAGTCTAAATTTAGGTTCTTCTATAGTTTTAAATTCTTGTTTATTATTTCTTAAAGTTACATATATGTCACCTGTTTTTAAAATTTTACTATCAATTGCAGCACTAGTATCATAATCGGAATCATCCCATGATATATCTAAATATGCAGGGTATATAGTATGGGTGTCTACAGAGAAAAAATTTAATTCTCCATCTGATATAGCTGTAAATTCTTGGGATTCTGAACGTTTTAATATAAATCCATTATTAGTAATACCATTTGGGTAAGTAGCTGAATTATTACTAGCACTATAATGTTTTAAAACTGGAGAAGTTACGTTTAAAGAAATATCTAATTCATCATTATATCCATAAGTTCTATTTACTTCAAAACCAGATCCAGTATACCATATTCCCCCTCCTTTAGCATCATCCGTCCAGCTACCTGTGGCTCCTGAAGGAAGGCTACTTGTACTCCAAACTGTTCCTATAGCTCCTAATTTTACAGAATTTTCACTACCATCACGAAATAACCAAGATACTCCATCCGTTATTTTAGGTTCATTATCTAATCTACCTGTACCATTTACCCAACTTTCTGCTAGTGGGTATGCTTCTAAATGTTGATCTATACTTAATTCCTTATGTTCTGTTTGGTATAATTTTAAACTAGCCGTGATTATGGTTTTATCCTGGGCCCTATCATTAATAACACTATTAACTTCATTATTTTTAAATTGGATTAATATTCTGCTAGGATAGTAGTTATTATCTGTAAAGGATTGTTCATCCCTAATGGTTAATATTTCATCAATACCCGTATTAGTAGATTGGTTAGTGGGATGAGAATATATTGTAGCGTCTTTTTCAGGAAATAGGAAGTAATGTGCCATTGTTATTAATTATCGAGTTACTCTACCAATTATATCATTATTAGGATATTTCAATTCAAATATTGAAGGGTCTACAGGAGGGTATATTACATTATTTCTAGTAGCTGCTTCAAAATTATATTTAAATTGTGAATAACCACTATTAATTCCAAATTTATTATTAATAGTAATTTTACCTACATTTTGAACCCCGTCAACATTATATAATATATTAGATATATCACCTACAATTATGGGTTGATTAATTTGCCAATTATCTATATTAAAGAAAGTTCTTAAATTATTAATACATGTAACTAAAACCCGTTCATTATTAAATCCTTTTTTAACACTAATATCAAATTCTATATTAAAGTTAAGTATAGATGCATTTTTAATATTAATAGCATCCGTTAACATTCTATATTGTTCCATATAGGTAGCTAAATTTTCTTTAGCAGCTAAGGGTAGAGTTTCTAAATTTTTATTTAAATCATATCCTAAAACATATAGATTCAAAGCATTTGGATTAGCAATACGTTTATTAGTTTCTAAAGAAATTTGATTATCTTGGGCTATATAAGCTTTAGCTATATTACCAAATTGTACGGGTAATGATAAGGCTCTAAATATATAATCTTCTTTAGTTACAGTACGTTTTTGGGCAGCAAATTGGGCTACAGTATTAAGACGTATGTCTTGAGCCGAATCTCCTGGCCCACCACCTAAAGCAGGTTCAGGGTTAGTGCATGCTAAGGAATCTATAGCTGTGTTTAATACACTCGTACTTAATCCTCCTTTTCGTGGGGTAATAACTGCATTACCTATTCTATTAATAGTATTAGCGTTTGTATTAGCACTTATACCTCCTCCTACCATATAAGTAATTGTTAGGGTAGTGTTCGAAGGGGCTTCTCCGTACGCTTTAGTATATAAAAAGTTTGAAGGATCATAAGCTCGATCTAAATTAGATCTACCATCAGCTATTCCTAAACCTATATTATCTGGGTTAGGAATTATAGTAGTATCATCACCGCCCGTAGATCCTGCTCCGAAATGGATTTCTAATTTTTTATTAGATCTAAATCTAGTAATAAACCTTTTAGATACTTTTTTAGTTCTTAATAAATAAGGAACTTGCCCACTATATTGAGGTAAATCAGGATCATAAGCTTCACTATTAGGTACTTCTTCAAATACAGTTTCTTGGGCTAAATATGGAACTTCAGTCCATGTATTACCTTCTGAATCTACTATAGATTGAATACCTATTATATTAGTATCATCTAATGATAATGTCTTAAAACGTTCTGCACCCGCTATAGTAAAAGTAGTTGTTTTTAGTTCAGCACTAATAGCTTTAGTTTTCTTTTTTAAAAGAAAATATTCAGGTTGGGTACCATTTAAAGAATATACAGTCTGTTCAGTAGGATCGGCAGATGAAGAAAAAGCAAAATCTACAGCATCTTGAATTATATAACGGTTATTAGTACTATTATTAGGTAAAAAATCAGAGTTAGCTTCTATTCTATAAGCATAATCAAAATCTGGATCTCCATTACTAGTAGCAGGAATTTGTTGGAATAATTCTAAATCTACAACAGCTGGACTAGTAACAGTAGGTACATATCCTAGATTATATGCTAAGGCATATAAATTTTCTCTTTCTTGGGCATATTGTAAAAATACTTCTTGAATCTGGGCATCTGTATAAAATGAAAGAACATCTCCTACATAGGAAGCCATTTCAATAAACATAGTTCCTGGGCTACCTTCTGTAAAATCATTAAGTAAATCAGGGTAATATATTTCTGCCATATTGATTAAAGCTGATTTAAAATCGCTAAAATCCTTATCTAAGTACCTTACAGGTTTATTATTGTCTTTTGCTGTTGAGTATGCCATTATACTTCGTTATTAAAGTTATCGTTAGTAAAACTTAAAGTAACTGAATCTTCTTCATCATTATTATTTAAACTATAATTAACTGTCATGTTGAGAATATGACCTTGTAATCCACTGTCTCTAAGGGCTATGTTTTTTATAGTAATTTCAGGGACGTATTGCTCAACTTGGGGAGTAACTATTTCTCTCAATTCTTCCCCTGCTATAGGGGTATTTTGTTGGAAAAGTCTGTTTTTTAAACCTGCACCAAAATTGGGGTGGTGTAATCTTTCTCCAGGTGATGTTAATAATACATTTATCAATTTTGATTTAGCATGAGCCCTAGTAGTATAATCTAAATCAAATATCTTTTTTTTATTAAAAGGTAAACGTATCCCCACTGCGACTTTTTCATCAATGTCAACAGGGTCTATTTTAATAGGTTTACGTAATTTAATAGCCATTAGGGTCTAAAATCTTTTTTCTTGTCAATAGCTTCCATAAGCTGAGAATAATCCTTATTTAAAAACTGGTTTACAGGATCGTTAGTATTAAATGTTTCTTCAGCCGTTGGGGCCATAGCAGTTTCGGATAGTAAGGAATTTAAAGTATCGTTCCCTGTAGAAAAATTAGGGGGAGGCATTTGGGCTTTAATTTTAGATCTAAATTCTTCTTTTAGTGAATTATCTTCTATTTTTTCTTGTACTATAGGCTTAGATGTAGATAATTCTTCTTTTAATACAGCCATTTCTCGCCTTAAGGCATAATCAATTTCTTCGCGTACAACTTTTCTAATAATTTTTTCGAAAGCACTTAATTTCATCGCTATTAGTTTTTAATAAATATAAGTTATTTTAATTTATTGTAGTTTCTATTGTATCTGATCTATATAATTCGGTTCCAGGTCCGTCTTCCCTAGTTTCAATTTGAATTTTACGTGTTCCTGGGTATATTAAATCCGTTATTACTGTAGATAAATTATTAGGATCAGATAGGTATTCTTCTAATGTAGTACCAGACAATAATGAGTTTTCATTTCCATCACCTGTAGTAGTATCTTGTAGTTCTGGTAAGTTTAATCCTAAAATAAAATTAGTCCATATAGTATTAATTTGTTCTAATAATAGGGTTAATTGATCTATTACTGATTGGGTGT